CGAGAGGGCGACGGGATACCGGCGCTTTCGAGAGACACTCTTTCTTGTAGGGCGAAAGAACGGCAAGAGTACGCTCCTCGCGGCTCTCGCGCTCTATATGCTCGTCGCAGACTACGAGGGCGCGGCGGAGATTTACTCCGTAGCGACCAAGAAAGACCAAGCGAAAAAGACGCTCACAGAGGCCGTAAACATGGTGAAGCAGAGCCCCGAGCTCTCCGCCATTCTCAAAAAGCGCCGCAACGACATTTACTTTCCGGCGACGGCCTCCAAGTTCGAGGCGTTGGCCTCGGACTCGAATACCCTCGACGGCCTCAACTCTCACGCCGTCATTATCGACGAGCTCCACGCTATCCGCGACCGCAATCTCTACGAGGTTATGAAGCAATCGACCTCGAGCCGCCGACAGCCGCTTGTGATTATGATTACCACGTCCGGCACGGTGCGCGAGTCCGTTTTCGATAACCTTTACGGCTACGCTTGCGAGGTCGCCGACGGGCAGACTCCCGACGAGCGTTTCCTCCCCGTGCTCTACGAGCTCGACAAGCGCGAGGAGTGGACAGACCCGACGGCGTGGATAAAGGCAAATCCCGGCCTCGGGACGATAAAGCAATATACCACGCTCGCCGACTTCGTAGAGCGAGCAAAGAAAAATCCCGAGGACTTGCCCGGCGTTCTCTGCAAGGACTTTAACGTAAAGGCGACCGGCGCGGCCTCGTGGCTCTCCTATGAGGACGCAGTAAACGAGGCGACATTCAAGCCGGAGGAGGTCTATAACACCTACGCTATCGGCGGGTGCGACCTCTCCGCGACGACCGACCTAACGTGCGCGACACTGATTATCCGGCGCTCGGCAGACGACGCGACCGTCTATGTCTTTCAACACTATTTTCTACCTCAAAAGAAAATCGACCAACTCGACGAGCACAACACACAAGAAGCTCCGTACAAGATTTGGGCGGAGCGGGGGCTCGTCACGATATGCGAGGGAACTCGCGTCGATTATTCGGCGGTTACGGCGTGGTATTGCCAAATGCGCGACGAGCTCAAGATAGACGCTTTCAAAATCGGCTACGACCGCGCTCTCGCCGGTTATTGGGTGGACGAAATGAAAGCGAACGGCTTCGATATGTGCGCCGTCGCACAGGGGCCTTTTACATGGTCGCAACCTATGAGGGAGCTCGGAGCGGCTCTCGCCGATAAGAAAGTCAATTACAACAAAAATCCCGTTTTGCTTTGGTGCCTCACGAATACAGGCGTTAAGAAAAGCGGAGTCAACAACATTCAGCCCGTCAAGATTTCCGAAAAGCGCCGTATCGACGGCATGGTATCTCTCCTCAATGCGTGGGTTATCTATGTGCGGGATTACGAGGACTATATGTATTTAGTGGGGTGAAAAAATGGCAAAGAGAGGGCTCTTTCAATCTATTTTCGGGGGCAAGAGCGAGAAAAATAAAGATTTCCACGCATACAAGCTCTTGAGCTCGTGGGAGTCTACTTTCGTACCGTATTCCGGGAATATGTGGGATATTAACACGGTACGCTCCGCCGTGGACGCTTTCGCCCGCCGAGCCTCGACCGCACAGCCGCGCCACGTCCGGCAGTCGGCAGAGACGACGGTCGCGGTAAACGACTATATCGACCGCATTTTGCAGTTCCGGCCTAATCCGTACATGACGGCGGCGGACTTCTATTACAAGCTCGCCGCGCAGTACAAGGTATATAACAACGCGATAGCGTACCCGGTTTTCGATGAAACAGGCCGTTTGACAGCGGTCTACCCTATCAACGCACAGTATTTCGAGCTCCTCGAATACATGGGTACGCTCTATTGCCGCTTTACCTTTGCGACGGGCGCAACGTACATTTGCGAGTATTCCCGAATTATCCACGTCCGGCGGCATTTCCTCGAGCACGATATTTTCGGCGACGGAAACAAGCCGCTCGATACCGCGCTCAAGACAGCGAACACGCTCAATCAGAGCATGAGCAAGTTTGCCGAGCTCGTCGCGGTTATCCGGGGTATTTTGAAAGTCTCGAACGCCGTCAAGACGGAGGACTTAAACCGCCGCAGAGACGACTTTATCCGGGACAACCTCCGTATGGAGAACAACGGAGCGGGCGTTATCGTCACGGACGCGAAATACGACTATACGCCTATCACGGATAAGACGACTCCTATCCCGGCGACACAACTCGCATACGTCAAAGAGGAGATTTACGACTATCTCGGCGTGTCGAAAGAAATCGTCGAGAATACCGCGACTCCGCAACAGGAACAGGCTTTTTATAGCGGCGAAATCGCCCCGTTTTTCCGCCGCCTCTCGCAAGCGTTCTCGAATGTGCTCTTTACCGAGCGGGAGTTCGGGTACGGAAACCGTATCGTCTTTTCCGCGAACTCCGTCCAGTTTGCGACGCTCCCGGAAAAGGTCACGGCGGCAAAGTTCTTGACGGAAATCGGCGCGGCGACGCTCGACCAAATCTTGACTATGTTCGATATGCCGACTATCGGCGGCGAAGGGCACGATGCCCACATGGTAAACGCAAAGCTCGCAGACAAATACCAGACCGGCGGAAATACGCCGCCGGACGACACTACGCCGCCCGGGGAGCCAACCGGCGGGAAAGAGGAGGGTTAGGCTATGGCTATCAAACAGGGGCGCGAGTATCGCGCTTTGCAGGACTTTAGCCTCGTTCCGAGGGACGAGGGCTCGAAAGAATACCGGGTACGCGGTACGGCTATCGTATTCAATTCGCCTACGGTGCTATGGGAGTGCGACGGCGTGGAATACAAGGAAATTATCGACCGTCACGCTTTCGACGAGTGCGATATGTCCGACGTGATTTTCAACTACAACCACGGCGGAAAGGTCGTCGCTCGCCTCCGAAACAAAACGCTCGCGCTCAACATCGACGAGCGCGGCGTAAACATCGACGCAGACCTCGGCGGAACGACTGCCGGGCGCGAGCTTTACGAGGAAATCGACGGCGGGTACGTCGATAAAATGTCCTTTTCTTTCACGGTGCGCGAGGCATCCTATGACTCCGTTACCCATACCCGCACTATCACAAAGGTCAAAAAGCTATACGACGTGTCGGCGGTGGACATTCCCGCCTATAATGACACGTCTATTTCGGCTCGGAGCTTTTTCGAGGAGGAGCACTCGAGGGAGCTTGCGGCTTTGGAGCAAGCCCGGAGGCGGAAGAAACTCGTAGCTTTGACATACTAACCGACCACACAACAACTATCATTTTTGGAGGTAAATTATGAACATCGAAAAGAGACGCGCAGAAATCGCCGCCCGCAAAGCTGAAATCCGTAAGCTCATTGAGGGCGACAGCGAGAACAAGCTCAACATGGACGACCTCGAGAAAGAGCTCCGCGAGCTCAACGAGGAGGACGAGAAGCTCGAAAAGAGACAGGCTATCGAGCGTATGCTCAACGGTGGCGCGGCTCCGGCCTCTCCCGCTGGCCTCTCTAATCCCGTCGCTCGCTCCGCAAATCAGCCCGCGCCGGAGAGCACCGAAAAGCTCTATCGCTCCGCATGGCTCAAGACCTTGCAGGGTAAGCCGCTGACCGACGACGAAAAGCGCGCATACTCCACGGCGGCAAACTCCGGCCTCCCCATTATCCCGGAGACGACCGCAAATCAGATCATCAAGAAAATGTACGAGGTCGCGCCGATTTTGCAGAGATGCAAGATTTTCCACGTCCCCGGCAATTTCAAGTTCGCTATCGAGGGTACGAACGACGAGGCCGCGCTCCACACCGAAAACGCCGCCATTACCGCCGCGAGCGACTCCCTCGGCTCCGTCTCTCTGACCGGCTACGAAATCGTGAAGCTCGTCAAAGCCTCCCGTGCTTGCTCCGAGATGGCGCTTTCCGCGTTCGAGAGCTATATCGTCGAGGTTATCGCCGAGGCCGTCGCCCGCCGCATTGAAAAGTACATTTTCACCGGCACGGGTACAAATCAGCCCGGCGGCGTTAAGACTGCCGGTAAGGGCGCGAGCGGCGCGTACACCGACGGCACAGACCAGATTACCGTAGGTAAGACGGCCTCTCTCACCGAGGAGAACGTTATCGCGCTCTACGGCTTGCTCGGCGACGGTTACGAGCGTAACGCCGTTTGGTGCATGAACAAGGCGACATTCTTCTCCGACTTCTTCCCGCTGATGAACAAGAGCAAGAACAACGTTATCGAGTTCGCAAACGGCAAGTATTACATCATGGGCGCAGAGGTCTATTTCACTGGCTCTCTCGCCGCGCACGAGGCGTATCTCGGCGACTTCTCTTACATCATCGGCAACTATTCGCAGGATATTACCGTCGTCCGCTCCGAGCACTCCGGCCTTGCTACGAACAGCATCGACTATCTCGGCGCTTGCGTGTTCGACTCCAAGCCGGTCGCGGGCTTCGGTGCTTTCGTGCATCTCGCAAAGGCGGCGGCTTAATAGGAGGGCTCGAGTATGGCAGTCGGTGACGAATATCTCGCCTCCGTCCGCCATAGCGTGAGACTTTCCTCCACCGTCCACGACGGGGAATTGACCGACCTCATTAACGCCGCTCGAGCCGACCTTGTGCTCGGCGGCGTTCTTGAGGCAAAAGCGAACGACGAAACCGACCCGCTTATCAAAAAGGCGGTGACGACCTACGTCAAGGCGGAGTTTGGGCTCGACAACGAGGACGCGGACAGGCTCCGCGCCTCGTATAAAGAGCAGAGAAACGGCCTCTCGCTATCGGACTCCTATATCGCGGCGGAGGGGGGATAGCTCATGTACTGGCGCGACGTTGTGACGCTCAAAGCCGTTACGGAGGGGCGCGACGCGGACGGATTTCCGAAAGAGACAATCACGGAGACGACCGTTTTCGCCGACGTGTCCTCTACCAAGCGGAGCGAGTTCTACGCCGCCCGACAAGCGGGTATCTCGCTCGCGCTGACGGTAAAGCTCCGCACCGCTGACTATGACGGTCAAGAGCGGCTCTCCTATGAGGGCAAAGAGTACAAGGTCGAGCGCGCATACACGGAGGCGCGGGAATACTACGAGCTTAATTGCTCCGAGTTCAGGGAGGCGAGCGAATGAACGTAAACGCTCTTTTAGTGGGTACGCTCGATAGTCTCCTCCCTACCGCTGACAGCGTGTATAAGGGAGCGGCGACCGAGTATATCGTTTTCAACTATACCGAGCTCCCGGCGGACTTCGCAGACGACGACGCGGCACATTACCGCTATCTCGTGCAAGTCCACCTATACGCGCCGCTCGAGAAGAATACCCGCACATACCGGCGGGAAATCTCTCGGCGGCTCGTGGCGGCGGGCTTTACCCGCCCGACGGTAACTCCGGCCTCCGATGAACACGGACAGCATTACGCATTTGAGTGTGAAATCGTGGGAGGCGTTGACGATGGCTAATCTATCCACGAGCGGGCTCGAGGAGCTTATCGGCGGATTTGATGCTATCGCAGAAATCCCGGACGAGATAGCTCTTGAAATGCTCGTTGCAGAGGCGGAAGTCATTGCACCAGCGCAGGAGGCCGAGGCTCGCGCTATGCTCTCCGGCAAATACAGCACCGGAGAAACGGCGCAAAGTATTACCTACGACAAAAAGCTCAAGAAAACAGCAGATGGACGAGCTATCTATGTTTACCCGAAAGGAACTCGC